TCTATTGACAGTGAAACTGCTATGTCTTCTGAATGGACTACATACCGTAATGAAGTACGCGCTCATGGTAACAGTCTTGAGTCAGGAATTGAAGCGTTTGCTTCTGTAGATGCTATTCGTAACTTTCAGAATCATGAAGTGCAAGAGGAGCGAAGAATTGAAGTTACTGATGAAGAAGGCGTAACAACTGTATCTGATGAAACTGAAACAATTAATTCTACAGTAGATAAAACATATTGGGGATGGCCTGAATCACCTGATGCGGAGGCTGATCCTTTACACGTTAGGTATCTGTAATGTCTAACCCTTGGGATTCTTGGTCATCTAATTCGGATGCTTGGAATGCGGCTACGTATCATTGGGAAGACTACTATCTTGCCCCTAGTGCATATAGCGCAAGCCTAACTGGATATGCTCCAGATAATCCTAACAATCATATAGTTTATCCAGACAGTGTAAACCTAACTCTTAATGGTATTTCTCCTGATCTCGGTATAAGTTTTGCGCCAAGTATAGGAACTGGATCTTTATCTCTTACTGGACATGGACCAGTATTTGCTAAAGGAGTTTTCAGGACTGTTCCCGCTGGCTCCTTATCAATGGATTTAATTAAGTGGTACACCATATCAACCACTTGGGCAACAGATCCAAATACTTGGAGCGCTTATGGCAGGGCACCAATTGTAGGGCAGACTCATTCTTATGATCCCGTTAGCGGAATACTTACAATAGATGGTAAATTTCCTAGCTCTGTCTGGAAAGACCCAACATGGAAACCTACAATATGGGTGATATAAAAACAAAAGAAACTACTTGGAGTTGGATGGATGAGTGCTACAAGGCTGATCCTTCTCTTAAGTATCCAACACCAACATATATATTCAACAATGGAAACAGAGTTTTCTATACCGAAACCGCTGCAAAAAAGAAACAAAAGAAGGGAAGAAAGTAATGAATTTAGATGTTGCAAAGTCAAACATATATTCTTTAAATGATAATATGTTAGCTAAAAATATTGCAGAAAAATTAGAAGAAAAGTATCCTGGGTGGTTATGGGCTGTACATGTAATGGACGGAGTTGTTTCTGTAAAATCAATGCGTCTTTCTGGCAACTGGGGATTTGTTCTTCATACCGATAAAATAGACAACGATTACAAAATGGTTGTTATGGCTGGCGGAGAAATACTAGAAAGGTTTAGGCAGAAGAGGGGTCAGTTTGATGACACACTGTACCATGACCTATCAATGGATTCCAAAGGCAAACTTAATGGGGATTACTCTAGATGAGCCGAATTAGACCGCAGCCTCCTACGGAGGGTTCAGAAAATATATCTGTTGAACAGATGGAGGATACTCCGTACATAGAAGATTTTTGGCTGCGTATTGCTCGTGAAGCTTATGAAGAGTCTAGTGATTGGGTTGATTCTAACCTTAGAGATCAGTGGGAAAAAAGCATTTCTTTGTTTAACAGCAAGCATCCCCCTGGTTCTAAGTATAACACTGGGGCGTATGACAAAAGGTCTAGGTTTTTTAGACCAAAGACCAGAACTGCTGTAAGAAACCTTCAGTCTGCTATGGCTGTTGCTTTCTTTACTAACGAAGATGTTGTAAGTGTTCAGCCTAGAAATCCTAACGACCCAGATCAGGTTGCGGCTGCAGCGGTATCTCAATCTATCATGCAGTACAGACTTACAAACACTCTTCCTTGGTTCCAAACAATGTCTGCAGCATTGCAAGATGCAGCTGTACAGGGTATATGTGTAAGCCATCAGTATTGGGAATATGAAGAGAAAGAAGAGGCTTACTTAAATGTAGATAGTCAGAACAGGCCTGTTATGGATGCTGACGGTAATCCTGTTGTAACTAAACAGAAGACATCCATTAAAGATAAACCTATTATAGATCTTATTTCTCCAGAAAATATTAGAATTGATCCTGCTGCTGACTGGCATGATCCTATGGAAAGCAGTCCTTATATCATTCATCTTATGCCTATGTACGTTCAGGATGTTAGACAAAAAATGATAGATGGAGAGTGGTTAGATATTCCTATAGGTGAGCTTCTAGCTTCTGATACAGATGAAGATGATGATACCACCCGAATGATTAGGGATGAGCCAAGAGAGGATCGATTAGATAACGATGCTGGCTATGGTGATATTGATTCTTACAAAGTTGTATGGATACATAAAAACATTGTTCGCAGAGAAGGAATGGATTGGTGCTACTATACAGTAGGAACTGATGCAATGCTTACAGATCCAAAACCTCTTCTAGAAGAGTATCCTTGGTTAAGGAATGGTGAGCGCCCTTATGTAATGGGTTACACTAATGTAGAATCTCATAGACTTTATCCAGCTGGAACAGTAGAGCTAACACAAGAATTGCAGGCCGCTGCTAACGACATATGGAACCAAAGGTTTGACAATGTTCGTTTAGCAATGAACAAACGTTACCATATTCGCAGAGATAGAAACATTGATCTAGATGCTTTGTTTAGATCTGTTCCTGGTGGCGCAGTAGAGATGGATGATCCAGATAACGATGTACGTGTTATTGATACTAGAGATGTTACAGGTTCAGCTTATGCAGAACAGGATAGGATCAATATGGACTTTGATGAGTTGCAAGGTAACTTCTCAACGTCTACAGTACAAGGAGCTAGATCTTTAAATGAAACTGTTGGCGGTATGTCACTTATGGCAAGCAACAGTGGAACAGTTACAGAGTATGTTCTTAGAACCTTTTCTGAAACTTGGGTAGAGCGTGTACTTAAACAGCTTATGCGTCTTGAGCAGTACTATGAAACAGATGAAATTATTCTTGAATTAGCGAGCGATGCAGCAATTCAAGTTAATCAGCAATACCAGGGTGTTATAAACGATCTGTTAAAGTACGAAGTTCTATTAAAGGTTAACGTTGGAATTAGTGCTACAGATCCATTACGCAAAGTTCAAAACCTTATATCTGGAATACAGATGCTTGGAGGTCTTCCAGGATTTGCAGAGAGCTTGAATGTTCAGGAGATTGTAAAAGAAGTGTTTGGCGCTCTTGGATATAAAGACGGTGAACGTTTTGTTATGATGGAGCAGAATCCACAGGTTGCAGAACTTACAGCGCAACTTGAAGAGATGCAAGGATACATTCAGTCTGAACAAGGAAAGCTGCAAAATAGAATTACTATTGAACAGATGAAACAGCAAGGAAATCTTGAAGTTGCTAACATGAAGTACGGCACAGAAATTCGCAAAAAAGAAATGGAAGCACAGCTAAAAAATATTGATTTACAATTGAAGCAGGAAGACGTAGCAACTAGACGTGCTGAGTTAATGCTGCAAAGAGAAGCTTTAATAAATCAGATAGCAGATTCTGAGATTGCAAGACAAGAAGAGATGGTTGACGAAGGCGATATTGGAGTAATGGCTAGAGACGACTATGGTAAAATACCTTACGCAGTAGGATAATATGGATTACTATGATCCCCGTGAAGTCGGGATTGATGACTTAGTTAAAAGAATAAGAATAGGTCATACCACAAAAGATTTTTTAAATACATCCGTAGGTAAAGCAATATTAACAAAAGCCCTCAATGAGTACATAAAGGGAATTAATAATTTAGAAGATATTGGTTTAAACGGATTTAAGGGTTCTTCAGAAGAAGAACTAAAAGAGTACCGGAAGATTGTTTCTGATCTCTCAACACCCTTAAAAACGCTGCAGTGGTTTGACAGTATTATACAAGAAGGGGAGAATGCTGATAAGATTTCAAAATACAAATCTTCTGGTGTGTTAGAACCATAAGGAGATAGTAATATGGAAAACGCTACCCAAGAAGAAGTTCAGGATGCGTTAGAGTCGGAAGAAGTTGTTGAAGAACAAGCTGTTAATGATCTTGATATGCCTAAGATAAACCCTCTTTCCGCTAGGGAAAAGGCTTTAGAGGAGATCTATAACAGACGTAGGGAAGAAGAGCACGTAGAAGAAGAAGTAGAAGAAGCTCAGGAAGCTCCAGATGCGCCAGTATGGTTTAATGGAGAACAGTGGGTTACCAAGGTTAAAGTCAACGGTGAAGAAGTAGATGTTCCGTTTGATTCTTTAAAGTCTTCCCATCAGAAAGATCGCGCATCTCAAGAAAAGTTTCAAGCTGCTGCTGTTAAAGAGCGAGAGCTTATGTATCGAGAGCAGCAGATTCAAGAACAATTAAGAATGTTAAATTCTCAACCATCCCGTCAGGACGTTGAGCAAACGGAAGAAGCAGAAGGTGTTGAAGACATTGTCGAAAAATACCATGAAGCATTATTCCAGGATGACGCAGCGGAGGCTGCTAAACTACTCAGGACCTTGGCAAATAGTGGGCGCAGCAATGCCACCCAAAATGTAGAAGAGGTTGTAAATCAAGCTATTCTTTCTCACGAAGCAAGAAAAAAAGCAGAGCAAGAGCATATTCAGAGGGCAGCATATCAGTCTGAATTAGAGGATGCAGTAAGATCTTTTAATGAAAACTATCCAGATATTGCAGAATCTGAGGAGCTTCGAGCGATTGCAGATAGGAAGACGATTACCCTAACGGAGCAAAATCCTAATTGGACACCGTCGCAGATTATCAATGCAGCTGCTGAGTACACTCGTGAGTGGGCTGGAACTAGTAATGATTCAAATGAACGGGTTAATCGCAAGCAAAAAATTGTGAGACAACCTAAATCCGTAAGGGCTTCGGCTGGCAATGCGAAGAATGATGTCCCTATGACACCATCTCAAATTGTTGCAGAAATGCGTAAAGCTAGAGGCCAAAACTTATAACTCTTTTGGAGGTTAATTATGGCTGGACAAGTATGGTCAGTTAACACCTCTGGTGGTTATATGTATGCTGACAATCTGAGCCGCCTTCTTCGGATGGCAGTTCAGCCGATGGTCAAGTTCCGTCAGTTCTGCGACGTAAAAGACGCAGCGCATCAGGGCTTACATCGCGGCGATACATTCCATTGGAACGTGTACAGTGACGTTGCCACGCAAGGCACGACACTAACAGAGACCAGCACCATCCCAGAAACCTCGTTCACTATTTCTCAGGGAACCATGACCATTACGGAAGCTGGTAACAGCGTACCGTACACTGGTAAATTGGATGATCTCTCTGAGCAGCCTGTGGCCGAAGTTATCCGGAAAGTGCTGAAAAACGATGCTACTAAAGGATTCGATAATCTTGCTGCTGCGCAGTTCGATGCCGCGAAAGTTCGCGTCACGCCTACTGCAGGTACTAGTACGACTTCTTTGGTGGTTACAGAGAATGGTGCGTCTGCAACGGTTAACAACATTGCTCTTGGTAAAGAGCATGTCAAGTTGATTGTTGACGAAATGAAAGAGCGTAACATCCCAGCGTATGCTGATGATGATTATTACTCAATCTCGCGTCCTTCGACCTATCGTCAGTTGAAGAATGATCTTGAAGGAATTAAGCAGTATATTGATGCTGGTTTCCAGATGATTATGAACGGCGAAATTGGTCGTTACGAAGGTGTGCGTTTCGTTGAGCAGACCCACAAAGGTGCCGCAGCTCTCGGTACTTCAGCTAGTGCATGGTCCAACGGCAAGTCCGATTGGTGCCTGTTCTTTGGTGAAGATACTGTTGCTGAAGCTATCGCTGTTCCTGAAGAAATTCGTGGGAAAATTCCTGGCGACTTCGGACGGGACCGTGGTATTGCGTGGTATTACTTGGGAGGTTTCGGCCTCGTTCACACACAAGCAGCCCAGTCACGCATCGTGATGTGGGATAGCCAATCTTAAGGAGAAATTGTTATGAGTTACAGCGATCCACGTCCTTATGCATTCAGCTATTACCACGACTTTGGTGCAGGCACTGGTTCCATGATTATTCGTGGCCCAGAAGGAAAGCAAGGTAGCATCAAAGAGATTGATGTTGAAGCTATCGAAACTTTCAATGCCGTCACCACGGAAGGTGCTGTCAATCTTGGTTCTTCTGCCGCTGGTACGCAGTACGTAAACATGGGTTTAGGTACGCTTGCTGCTGGTGCTCAGCAGAGCCTGACTGACACGGCTGCTGACCTTGTGCTCGACGCACTTCCAGCTGATACCGATATTCATCTGACTTTGAAAGCTCCTACTGGCGGTACTCCTGCTGGTCAGGCGCATGTTCATGTCATGATTGAATGGTACTAGGAGGAAATTATGAAAGATAGTGCAAGTGGCAAAATGCCCGACAATGGTTTGACTGAGAAGAAGTCTTTTGCAGGAGAATCCCTAGCTTCAATGGGGATGGACAGCAAAGGCCCAGATCAGAAACCTATGGGTATCGCAAAAGGCAGTGTTAGTGCTCCCTCAAAAGGGAAGTTCGAGCAAGCCTAATTGATGCGGGGGAGGGGCAACTCTCCCCCAATTCATTTCAATTCTAAGGCCGTAGGGAACAGCTTTTTCGTGCTCCCTGGGACCTATATAGATGTAACCTAAGCCAACCTACAGGGTAAGGTAATCATATGAAAATTAATGTAATAACTGCGTATATTGGCGACCAAGAAGAAACGCCTAAAGAAAGCTATGGTTCTACCGAGCCCAAGCA